TCAATGATGTGTGGGTCTGGTGGTGCCGATCGACCCAAGCATCTGGCGCCGCGCCCGCGTGCAGTCGAGAACGACCCGGTTGATCTCGATCTCCGTGATCCGGGTCAGCTCCCGCAGATGCTTCATCGTCGTGGCGATGTCAGATAGATCTGCAGGCTTGCTGGCATCGCTGGCGACCTCATGGACCCCCGCGATCATGGCGCGCACTTCGCCGAGCGTGTCGAGCGCCGCCGATGCCTTCGCCGGTAGGTCGGCCTCTTCCTCACCCGCAAACAGCCCCTCAAAGAAGCCGTCAATCTCCTGCCGCCGTATCAGCGCCAGCTGCGCGAGCCCGTCGCGCGTGGGCGTAACCGTTGGCCGCACCAGCCGGAAGGGATCGCTGCGCTTCTGATGGCGCGTGAGGGAGTTCCAGAGGCCGTTGACGAGAACGCCGATCAACTCGTTGACGGCGTCGAGGCTCTCAAATTCGGGCAGCTCCCCGCCCCACAGGTTCTTCACGACAGAGATGGGTGAAGCCGACATCGCCGGTGTAGCGATGTTGCCCAGAAATCGAGTCCGGATTTCGTGAAATGGAACTGGGCAAGCGTAGGTTACGAGCAGAGCCCGGATCTTCTTCCCGTCCGCTACGACGGGCGGTTTTCTCGCTTGTGGCACGCGGCAATCCTTCCAGGCACGAACCCTTTTTGCTCCCTTATTTACTGATTGGGCGGCAAAACGCCACTCGGCGTCAACGGGGATGGCTCCCGGATTATTCGAACACGCGCTTCGCCTGCTCGAACCACGGCAACTCGGCCACGGCCATCAGATCGTTGAGCGAAAGCGCCGGCGGCTTACGGGTGATGACAAGTGTCTCAAGGACGTTCGGGGAAAGATACGCCAACCGGATCATCCGTCCCACGAACCGGTCGGAGACCTTCTCGGCTGCGGCGATATCCTGGATGGTAGAGGCGGCACCGGTTTCCAGCTGCCGACGCCAACTCCAGGCGCGGGCGATGGCGCGCAGCACATGGGGATCCTGCGCCCAGCCGTTTCGCGCGTCCACATCGTCGGGCGGCAGGATCTTCGGCCGCCCATTGCGTTTGCGGATCGTCAGGGGAATGACGACGCGGATGGTGTCCGTCGTGCCGGTCATGCGCAGGCCTCCGTCTGGCGGGGCGCCATCATGTCCCGCAGGACCGAGCCCAGCCCCTCCTGACGGAGGTCAACCGCGATGCCGTTCTCGCCGACGGTCACCCGCTCGACCAGAAGCTGGACAATGCGGGTCTGCTCCGCCGGGTAGAGCGCCGCCCAGAGCTGATCGAACTCGCCGAGCGCCTTGACGACCGCCTGCTCGTCAACGGTCGGACTCTCGCTTCGCAGGGCATTGATCGTTCGGACTGCGATCTCTGGCGCGCGGATCATGCGGCGGATTTCACCGATGACGGCGTCCTCGACCATTCCTGCGGGCAAGCGCAGCGGACCCGAGGCATCGCCGATCGGTCGGTTCCGGATCAGGTCCATCGACGCGTAGTAGCGATAAAGGCGCGTGCCCTTTTTCGTCGCCGTCGGCGTCATCGCGGCGCCGGTCTCGGTGAAGATGATCCCTTTCAGAAGCGCCGGGGTTTGGCGGCGCGTGTTCTTCGCTCGCAGACGTGGGCTCTCCTGAAGGATGCTGTGCACCTTGCCCCACAGGTCACGATCGATGATGGCCTCGTGCTCGCCGGGATAGGCCGCGCCCTTGTGGACGGCTTCACCCAGATAGACCCGGTTGTTGATGAGCTTGTAGAGGAAGCCCTTGTCGATCAGCTTGCCCCGCTTGTTCAGCACGCCTTCGGCTGCCAGCGCTTTCGCCAGCGTCGTCGCGGAGCCCAGCCGCACGAACCGCTCGAAGATCATCCTGACCGTCGCGGCCTCGCCCTCATTGATCACCAGCTTGCGCTCGCGCACGTCGTAGCCCAGCGGAACGTAGCCGCCCATCCACATGCCGCGCTTGCGCGAGGCGGCGACCTTGTCGCGGATGCGCTCGCCGATCACCTCCCTCTCGAACTGAGCGAAGCTCAGGAGGATGTTCAGCGTCAGTCGTCCCATCGACGTCGTGGTGTTGAACGACTGCGTGACCGACACGAACGTCACCTGATTGCGGTCGAAGATCTCGACCAGCCTGGCGAAATCCATCAGCGAGCGCGACAGCCGGTCGATCTTGTAGACCACGATCACGTCTATCAGCCCGGCCTCGACGTCCTGGATGAGGCGCTTCAGGCCAGGTCGCTCCAGCGTGCCGCCGGAAAAGCCGCCGTCGTCGTAGGGCTCGCGGATGGCGGACCACCCCTCGGCCTTCTGGCTCGTCACATAGGCTTCGCAGGCCTCGCGCTGGGCGTCGAGGCTGTTGAACTCCATGTCGAGCCCTTCCTCGCTCGACTTGCGGGTATAGATGGCGCAGCGCTGGCGGCGCGGCAGAATCGCGACGGATTCCTGAGAGCGGCTCATCGGTCGTCCCTCCGGGCTTCGCGGAGGCCGAAGAAGCGGTAGCCGTTCCATTGTGTGCCGGCGATTGCTCGCGCCACCGCCGAAAGCGACTTGAACTTGCGTCCCTGCCAGTCGAAGCCGTCCTTCATCACGGTGACCGTGTGCTCTACTCCGTCCCATTCGCGCACGAGCCGGGTGCCGACGACCGGGTTGCGGGAATCCGCAATGATCGCCTTGCGCCCGATCCTGCCCTCGATTTCGTCGGCCAGCAGATCCAGCGTCCGGCGCGTCTCGCGCGAAAGCCCCCCGAGGGTCAGTTCCTGGATCCGGTAGCCGAGCCTCAGCTCGAGGTAGCTGCGGCTGTTGTTCGGGGCGGGCGCACCAAAGAGGCTCTCCCACTTCGTCTTCAGCTCGACCACCGTCATTCGCTTGAGCGCCGCAAGCTGCATAACCACGCTCGCGTCCGCCGCGTCGCGTTCGCCCGGCAGCCATGGCGCGGCGTCAGTCTTTCTCTTTGTTCCTGGCATCATTGCCCTCCAACTCGGTTGCTCGGTTTGCGACGACCAACACGGCGCTTGAGGGCGAGAATGTCGAATGAACTGTCTTCGCCAGGTGCAGATAAAGAGCTGGACTGTTCCGGCAGGATACGCCTCAGCCCCGCGGCAAGAATGTGCGCGAGTTCATCGAGGCGTTCGTCCGCCGACAGACGGGCGGGCAACAGAGGGTTCGGACCGGATCGGGCGTCTTGCATGAGACCGTTCGCAACTGAAGATGATCAGCAAACGGTAGTCGCAAAACGGAGATAAACAAGCTGATTCAATGTGTTGTCGAAGCACAGCGGAATCATTCGTAACTGTGCGCGAGCGATCATGCCGCGCTTTTTCAACGTTGAGAGCGAATCAAAACAGGTTGAGGCGTTTGAGGCGCACGATAGACGGTTTATGGCGGAAATGCAGAATATTGATTAGGCATGTGGCAGCTCACCAGTTATCTTGAAGAGCTTCATTGCCTGGTCCACCAGCGTCGTTGTTCGCGTATCGATCTGCTTTATGCTCCAAGCCTCCGCGATCGCGAGTTCGGCATTTAGCTTCAGACCGTTCTTGTAGCCCACTTCACGGCCTTTGCTGTCGGTCCGATCGCGCTTGTCGATGAAGCTCTTGTTTCCAAGAGCGCTATTGAAGCCTGAGATTGTCAGATTTCCAAGCTTGTGAACATGAGTCTCCTGCAAGGCCTTGGCCTCCTTTGCGTCGCCATCCGCGATCATGGCGACCCAAGATGCAGGAATGTTATCGCCCTGCGGAAAAATGTGCTCGATCGTCCAAACAAAAATCTTGCCCTCATACTTCCAGAGATCCACCCAAGTCTCCTTGCTCATGCTGTGCTCGGCCAAGGCGCACAATATGAACCGGGTAACCCCGGCGTTTTCATCGTAGATGGCGCCTTCTAATTTCGAGCGGAAGATCTCGTCGCTCGCTGATACCTGCACCAACTCTTTACGAATCATCGCGACCACTGCGTCCCCAGCCAGTGAGGCTACTTTATCGATGATCGTCATGAACAAGCGAGTGAGGTCGCGCGTCGGCGGCGTGTCCGTGAGGTTACGTCGGACGAAGAAGCGAACCAGCAGCTCCGCGATGGCCCTGAGTTCCGCGACGTCAAGGGCTAGTTTCTCACGCCGCATTAGCAGGTACAGCATCAACAGATGAGACGGAGCCCCCTGAATGCGGTCCAGATCCTTCAGCGGCTTTTCTAGCGGTACCCATGCTTCGTCCGAGCTGCGCCCGAGCATCAGCGCGTACAACTGACCAGCAGCACGAATATCGTGCAAATAGCTCTTCGCGTCCTGATTGATCAGCTTTTCAAAGATTTGGATCAGGTTGGAACGTGTGGCCACCGGCCCCAAGGGGTCCTTCCTCTTGTCATGCTCCCTGCGGAATGGGACGTTCAGTGGTTCCTTAAATGCGTTGTAGTAGTGCCGGAAGAAGCGCTCCTGAATGCTGTAGTCATCTCCCAGGTATCCAATCAGCTTATTCCACACATCAAAGTAGTGATCCACCTTTCCGGGCTCAGTGGTTTCTAGCCGAGCTAGCAGCTTGTTTTTAATTAGATCAATGGCTGTGAGCGGCATGCCCCGGTTGTTTAGCGACTCGAACAGCGTATACGCATCGGCGTGGCTGGCCACTTCGATTTTGACCAAGCTGGCATGGCTCACCTTATCCAGGAACGCCATGATAGACGCCAATCTGTTGTTCTGGCCGTCAACCATTTCTTCGATGCGTGATTGGAAGTAGCGGAAGGCGCGAAAGATCTTGCGATTACCGGCATAAGCTGGCGCATCGAATTGGCTGATCACTCCCACGTCCGACAAGGCGGCTCGGTAGTCATTCTGATTATTGTTTTGAATTTGCGGGATGACGCGAATCTGGTCGTCACCCTTTTTCAGAACCAGCTTGCGCTTGAGGTTGATCAGTTCAACACGCTGGTCGTCATCAAGGTCTTTCTCATGCCGCTTCAGCGACTGGTAGAGCGCCGCGAACAAGAGCGAAAGGGTGGTTAGCCGTTGCTGACCGTCCACCACCTCAAGGCGTTGCACAGCCAGCGAGTCAGTGGTCTGGTTGATACAGATGATAGAACCCAGGAAGTACCCAGGGTCATTTTCCTGCACGTCATCAAAAAGCGTTTCCCACTGACTCTTGCTCCAGGTGTATTCGCGCTGATAACGCGGAATTGCATAGATTACGCTCGCTTCAATGTCGAAGAGTTGCGAGACTGGGTAGTTGTTGACAGACTTAATCATTCTTCGTTCTCCCGCCCCATGAAATGATCATAGGAATCAAATGTTTGTTCCTCCCCGGTCTCCGCCCCTTTTCCGCGATCATCAAATTGCAGAAGAGAAACCGAAATGCCGAGGCGGTCAGAAAAGAAGGCCAGTTCGCGGACGGGCTCCGATCCCCGGCTGAACGTCCAGATGCCGTTGGGAAGAGCGGTGGGCCGCTGGGAGCTGACGTGTTGTGATGCAGCGCCCATCGCCATCACAGAACCATCCGGGATCGGCGTGCCGGAACGGATGAACACGCCGCTTTTGTAAGCGCTCGTACTGGCCCGGCCCCAAAGAGCGAAACCATCACGCGCTACCACCATGGCCGCGCGGGTGTCCGTGAATTCGATCCACTTGCGCGTGGCAGCGAGCAGCGAGACGCCATATCGATCCGTGACGTGGCCGAGGAGATCGCGCGTCATTTCCTGGCCGCCGATCTGGTTGCGGTAGTCGTCGATCGGCATCAACAGGAAGGAGGCGAACGTGTCGGCCTCTTCCTCGCGCTCCCTCTCTGCGTCTTTCCAGTCGTTGGATTGGAGCGGAAGGCACTCGAAATCGTAGTCGTCGGACAGCTCGCCATCACGGTAATGGTCGGCGGTCAGCGGGCGCCGGTGAAGCACGTAGTGCCCGAATTCGTGGGCCAACGTGAAACGCTCGCGCCCGCGATAACGCGGCTGCGTGTTGTAGAGAATCTGCCAGCCGGGCTTCTTTCGCCGGGCGCGGAGCATGCCCTCGAAGCCGTCGATGTCGATGCCCCTTACGGCCGTGATCGGATCTTCGTGATTGCGCGAGACCTCGAGCGCCAGCGCTTCAACGTCTACCGGGAAACGGTCCTCCCCCAACACGGTGCGGAGGAGAACCGTCAGGTCGTTTGCAGCCCGCCGGGGCGTTTTTCGCGCTCTATCGGTCATCAATCCTCGTCGTCCAGGATCTTCAGCATCTCTCGAAGCCGCTCTTTCCCCTTGGGGTTCATCTTCTGATACTTGCGAAAAAATGCCGTGTCGTCGGCATCGGCCTCGGTGACGGCTTCTGTGGCGAGCAGGTAGTCGGCGGTCGTTTCCAGAGCCAAGGCGATCTGCTGCAGCTTCTCAGCCGAGGGCCGCGCAACGTCCTTATTCTCGATCTCCCACATGTAGCTCTTGCTTGAACCGACCCGCTCGGCCAGCGCCTCCAGCGTCAGACCTCGCTTAAGTCTGAGCTCTCGAACGCGCTCTCCCAAGGGTGTTGGCACGGGTGTCCTCCTGTTTTCCAACAAGTTCGTTGTCGCGATACATCTAGTCCTTGACACGCCATACACGCAATCCCTATCTTTCGCAGAAGTTCGTAAGAACGAACGCAGATTAGCGCTTCTACGAGACAGGAGGCCGTCATGGCTAAAGGCAAAGGGTCAGGGACCCATCACGTAGTTCCCAGCTCCGGTGGCGGCTGGGACATCCGCCGAGGCGGCGCCGACCGCGCCAGCGGGCATTTCGACACCAAGCGGGAGGCGATCGACCGTGGCCGGGAGATGAGCCGCAACGCCGGGACGGAATTCAAGATCCACAACCGGGACGGCCGGATCGGCCAGTCCGATTCGCACGGGAACGACCCGCGCACCATCAAGGGCTAAGGAGAACCGACCATGGCCTCAGTGACGAGTTTCATCCGCAACATGCCTGCTTCGTCGCTGCAGGCCTATTTCCACCATACCGGCATCGAGCTTCCGACCGAGATCGACTGGGAGGCGCCCGAGCCCGAGGTGGTTCGCGTTACGCTCCGCGCCGTTGACGAGATGGACGACGAAGCCCGCGCCCGTATCGTCAATGATGCCGAGCGGGTCGGTGCCCTCGCCGACGATGCCGGGCAGACCGCACTCTATAGTGTTATCGACGACCGCACGGTTCTCGATGATCTCGCGAATGGTCACGCCCGCTCGGAGCCGATTCGGTTCCGTCACGCCGAAGAGGTCCGTTACACCGATGAACGCCGCCGCGGTCGGAGCTGGGATGGGTTCATCGGAGAGCCGAACCTTGATCTGCGCCGCGACGAGGCATCCATTGATGCCTTCAAGGTGGCGCTGCGCGAGCGGTTCGCTTCCAACAACATCCACATCGATATCTTCGGGCGCTACCGGCCAACCTTCGACGGCGAGGATTGTGAGCTGGTGCAGATCGCGATTTACCGCGAGGGCCTGCTGGACGACTTCCTCGCGTTCGATGATGGCGGCGCGCTCGTCCGTCGCGCTCGCCGCCCCGTCTTCGAGGCCGCGATGACTTATGAGCCGGCGACCGGCGTCATCGAGGTCGTGGCCAACGACCGCGAGAGCCGCGAGGAGATGGTGCGCTTCATGGCGCGCGACCTGCTCGGCATCGAGTTCCAGAGCGAAAAGGTGCCGTTCCGTAATTACGACCTCGATGTCCTCCTGCACCCCTTCAGCTTCCCAACGGACCCTGAGGACGGGATCGAATCCGTCGAGGTCAAGCAGCTGCGACTGATGCCCATCGACAATAACGCCGAACGCGTCACGCTCGAATGCCTACGGAAAGCCGATCGCACCATCTGGAGCATGTCGGCAGATCGGTTCGGGCCCAACGACCCGCTGGCTGGCGGATGGGTGGCGACGCAGGCGAAGCTCACCATCAAGTTCCATCCCAAGGCCGACGCGAAGCGGGGTCGGACGCTGCCACTGACGATCACCATGCCGCATGGCTGCAATCTCAAGGACCAGACCGAAGAGGAGCAGTTGATCGGCGAAAAGTACCTGCGCCTTTGGGGCATCCTTTCCGGGGCTGATAGTGCCGTCGTCGATTGATCGAAAGGCGGTAGACCTGCTGCTGTCTGTGATCGAGACGCCGGATGCGGTTATCAGCGGCTCGGTCCTCGACGGCTACTATGGGTGCGTCGCGCCAGCGCTGAAGGCGGCTGGGATCCTTCAGCCGAAAGATCACTCGCGGGCAGCCGTTTCACTCGTCGACCACGAAGACGAGCCCGTAAATCTGACTTGGTCACCTGAACATCGGGCATATGGGTATTTCAGCCCGTCAGCGGGTTGGGTGAATGTCCCCGGTGATCAGTTGGCAACGTACCGTGTCAACTTCAACACTTTGCTCGAACAGCTGCTGGAGCGGCTGGATCTGTCGCCGCGAACCGGCCCTGTCGAACTCGTGCCCGACCTTCTGTGGGAGGTCGGCGACGCGCGACTTCCAGGACGCAGCAAACGTACATCCGTCTGGATTGGCCGTCGGCTCTGCGAACCAGCGATATGGAAAAGTTTCATCGATACTGCCCGCAAGCGTCCGGCGCCCGGCTTGCGAATCGTCCTGAGCTTCACGCCTGGGAATCGCCTGCCGACTGACGTGCACCTCGGTCATACGCTGATCGCCGTTCGAGATGTCGCCGATCACAACGGTCATGCTGTCGTTCCCGACCTATTGGCTGCCCGTGTTGCGGCAGGCTCACAGCTGAACGACGACCTGATCACCATGGCGGCCGACGGCGCGTCCCTCACGGTTCGCGGAACACGGCATGCATTCTCTGGATCGAAACAGCGCGCAATCATCCGGCAATTGTATGACGCTTGGAAATCCGGCCATCCGGAACTTCTGACCGCCGAGGTTCTGGAGAGCGCCGGATACAGCACCAGCGTCAACACGCTGGCGAAGGCTTTCTCCGGGAGAGCTGAATGGCGTGATTTCATCAGAGAGGAGAATGGCCGCTGTTGGTTGTTCCTCTGATGCGCTGAATCTCTCAACTGCAAGGCCGCCCGATGGGGCGGCTTTTTTCATTTCTGAGCCGGTTTTTCCGACTCCTACCTTGAGCCCTACCTTGCTCCTCCCCGGCTCCTACCCGCCCGGCAGCCATCCTCTCCGCAGGTTTTCGACAAGAACCCAAGGAGACACAGATGGCTACGAAACATCTCAACCAGATCGACCTGGCTGCGCGCTGGAACATCAGCCACCGCACGCTTGAGCGGTGGCGCTGGACGGGCGAAGGCCCGCGCTTCGTCAAGCTTGGTGGTCGCGTCGTGTACCGCCTCGAAGACGTCGAGGAGTACGAGCGCGAGCAGATCCGCGCGAGCACCGCCGACACCCCTGCCAAGCCTGCGGCGTGAGGGGGCGGTGATGACGATTTCCAACCGCATCTCGCTCGATGAGCTCCGGCACATGGCCGTCGGCGACATCGCCGCTATGCCCGCTGAGCAACTCGCCCTCCTGCAGGACGAGGCCGCCGATGCCCTGCGTCGCGCCAAGACGATCTGCGACTGGCTCGATGGTGCCGTCGCGCTCAAGTACGGCGATCGTGCCCACGCGGCACGCCAGGCCGCCGGCAAGGACACCGGCACGATCCGCCTCGACGATGGCACGGTCACCGTGATCGCCGACCTGCCGAAGCGGGTGGACTGGGACCAGGACAAACTCGCCGCCCTTGTCGATCGCATCCGGGCGGAGGGCGACGACCCCGCCGAATACGTCGACGTCGCGATCAAGGTGCCCGAACGCAAGTTCGCGGCCTGGCCGAGCCACATCCGCTCCGCTTTCGAGGACGCGCGCACCGTCCGCACCGGCAGGCCCAGCTTCCGCCTTTCCCTGACCAACGAGGTGACGTCATGAGCATCACGAAGAAACTCGCGGTGCTCCGCGAGCAGCATTACGGGCTGGACAAGCTACCCGAGACCATCCGGGTGCCGGCCCTTGGCGAACGTCGCGACGAGACCGTCAAGCCGGTCGGGACGGCGTCGATCGACGACCTGGCGTTCGCCCTCATCGGGCTGAACGAGCGGGCGTCGGCGCTCTACCGCGAGATCGACGCGGTGCGCACCCTTCACGACGAGGGGCGCACGGCCGGCGCGCTGGGTGCGGACATCGCGATCGATGCCCTGATCGCGGCGAAGGGAGGTAAGTGATGGCTCTCCCGATCATTTCGGCCGATCAGCGTCTCGCCGAGCAACGCGGGGTCAAGGGCACGATCTTCGGCAAGTCCGGGATCGGCAAGACCTCGCTGCTCTGGACGCTCGATCCCGCCACCACGTTGTTCATCGATCTGGAGGCAGGCGACCTCGCCATCGAGGGATGGTCCGGCGACAGCGTCCGGCCGCGCACATGGGCTGAATGCCGCGATTTCGCGGTCTTCATCGGCGGACCCAATCCGGCGCTGCGGGACGACCAGGTCTACAGCGAGGCCCACTACGCGGCGGTGTGCGAGCGCTTCGGCGATCCGGCGGCGCTCGACCGCTACGACACGGTCTTCATCGACTCGATCACCGTCGCCGGGCGGCTCTGCTTCCAGTGGTGCAAGGGACAGCCGGAGGCTTTCTCGGACAAGACCGGCAAGCCCGATGTCCGCGGCGCCTACGGCCTGCATGGCCGCGAGATGATCGCGTGGCTGACGCATCTGCAGCACACGCGGGCGAAGAACGTCTGGTTCGTCGGGATCCTCGACGAGAAGCTCGATGACTTCAATCGGCGCATCTACCAGCCGCAGATAGATGGCTCGAAAACCGGTCTGGAGCTGCCGGGCATCGTCGATGAAGTCCTGACGATGGCGGAGATCAAGGACGACTCCGGCACACCCTATCGGGTCTTCGTCTGCCAGACGATCAATCAGTGGAACTTCCCCGCGAAGGACCGCTCCGGTCGCCTCGACCTGATCGAGGAGCCGCATCTCGGCCGTCTGATGGCGAAGATCCGCGGGCCCGTGAAGCCCGCCTCCGAGCGGCTCGCCTATCGCAGCCCGTCCCCGGCCGCGACGTCGCCGGCCGCCGACGCCTCCACCCATTCCGAAAACGCCTGAACGAGGAGACCCCAGTCATGTCTGGATCCTGGAACGACTTCAACGACGCCAAGCAGAACGCCAACATCATCCCCAAGGGCACACTGGCCAAGGTGCGCATGACCATCCGCCCGGGCGGTTTCGACGATCCGGCTCAGGGCTGGACCGGCGGATACGCCACGCGCGGGACGACCGGTTCGGTCTACCTCTCCGGCGAGTTCACGGTTCTCGAAGGACCCTACGCCCGGCGCAAGATCTTCACCCTGATCGGGCTCTACAGCCCCAAGGGGCCGGACTGGGCGAACATGGGCCGCAGCCTTGTGCGCGGTATGCTGAACTCCGCTCGCGGCATCTCCGACAAGGACAACTCCGCTCAGGCGCAGGCCGCCCGCCGCATCAGCGGCTTTGCCGATCTCGACGGGCTCGAGTTCGTCGCAAAGATCGATGTCGGCACGGACACCAATGGCGAAGAGAAGAACGAGATCCGCACGGCGGTGACGCCGGATCACAAGGAATATGCCGCCATCATGGGTGCCGCCGGCACGGTGGCGCCGACGCAGCCTCAGCCTCTGGCTCAGCCTTCCCAGTCCTCCATCCCGCAGCCGGGCGTGCGCCCGTCCTGGGCACAGTGAGGGGCACGCCATGCTGCTACGCCCCCGTCAGAAGCAGTTCGTCGAGCGTAGCGTCCGCGCGCTCGGCGAACACGGAAACACCCTTGGCGTCGCCCCGACCGGAGCGGGCAAGACGATCATGCTCTCGGGCGTCGTCGGGCGCATGGTCGGCGAGACCCCGAAGAGCACGGGCGCCAAGGCCTGCGTGCTCGCCCACCGCGACGAGTTGACCGCTCAGAACCGCAGCAAGTTCGGGCGAGTAAATCCCAGGATCACGACCTCGGTGGTCGACGCCAAGGAGAAGTCCTGGAACGGCCAGGTCACCTTCGCGATGGTGCCGACGCTGGCGCGTGCGGGCAATCTCGACCAGCTGCCCGCGCTCGACCTCCTGGTGATCGACGAGGCGCATCACGCGGCAGCCGACAGTTATCGGCGCATCATCGACACCGCGCTCCAGCGCAATCCCATGTGCCGGATCTACGGCGTCACCGCGACGCCCAACCGGGGCGACAAGCGCGCCCTGCGCCCGGTGTTCTCGAACGTCGCCGACCAGATCCGGATTGGGGAGCTCATCGCCTCCGGCCACCTGGTGCCACCACGCACCTTCGTGATCGATGTCGGCGTCCAGGACCAGCTCACCAAGGTGCGGCGCACGGCCGACGATTTCGACATGGCCGAGGTCGACGCGATCATGAACCGCTCGCCGGTCACGGAAGCGGTGATCCGCCACTGGCGGGAGAAAGCCGGCGATCGCCAGACGGTGGTGTTCTGCTCGACGGTCGACCACGCACGCAACGTGACCTCCGCTTTCAAAGAGGTGGGCGTTCCAGCAGGGCTGATCCACGGCGACATGCCCGACACCGACCGCAAGGCGACGCTTGCGGCTTATGCCGCCGGTAATTTGCGGGTCGTGGTCAATGTCGCGGTGGGTGGGATCACCCGCCGACGAACTGCGTCGTGCTGCTGAGGCCGAGTTCCTACAAATCGACCATGATCCAGATGGTCGGCCGGGGCCTGCGCACGATCTCGCCCGAGGAACATCCGGGCGTCGTCAAGACCGACTGCATCGTGCTGGATTTCGGCACTTCCACCCTGCTGCACGGATCGCTGGAGCAGGACGTCGATCTGAACGGACGCGAGTCTTCCGGCGAGGCGCTGACCAAGGATTGCCCGGACTGCGGCGCCGTCGTGCCGCTCGCCACCACCGAATGCCCGCTGTGCGGTCACCTCTGGGAGCGGGAGGACGCGGGCGAGGCCACGCCGCTCGGCGACTTCGTGATGTCCGAGATCGACCTCCTGAAGCGGTCGAGTTTCCGCTGGTGCGATCTCTTCGGCGACGATGCCGCACTCATCGCCAACGGCTTCAACGCCTGGGGTGGTGTCTTCTTCCTGAATGGCCGCTGGTACGGCATCGGGGGCCTGCAGAAGCAGCGGCCTCATTTGTTGGCCATGGGCGAACGCACCGTCTGCCTGGCGGCAGCCGACGACTGGCTCAACGAGCATGAGAGCGACGAGAGCGCGCACAAGACCCGCCGCTGGCTGAACCAGCCGCCGACCGACCGGCAGCTCGCCTTCCTGCCGCCCGAGTACCGGCAGGACTTCGGGCTCACCCGCTACCAGGCATCGGCGCTGCTCGCCTTCCGGTTCAACCGCGACGGAATCCGCGCCCTCGTCTTCGGGGCAGCCGATGCCGCGCCCGAAGCAGCCATCGGGAGGGCGGCATGAGCCATGGCCTCTCTCAATCCCATCACGGCCGAGGACCGGCGGCGGCTCTGGCATCCGCGTGGAACGCTCTGTGCTGTCTGCCGGCGACCCACCCGTGGTTTTGGCTGGTTCGACCCGGTGCGGTCGAAGCAGCCGCGCCCCTCGGTCTGGTTCTGCTCGATGGCCTGCCAAGGCTTCTGGACGCGCTTGGCGCGGGAGCGCTGGGCCATGGTTGATCTCACCGAACAGGAGAAGGCGGCGATCCGTGCCGCCATGAAGCCGGTCGCCGAGATCATGGAGGAAATCGGCTGGCAGGCGCGCTTCTCCGATCTCTCGGAGGCGCAGGTGCTCACGCTCATCGAGGTCGCCGTCGGCGGCTTCCAGGACGCCATGCATACCATGGCTGCCGACGTCGACGCGGAGGTGCCGTTCTGATGCTCGACTATAATCACCGACCGACCTGCTCTGAGCGCATCAACGCCGTCATCGACACGGCGATCAAAGCCGCACGCGCCGCGACACCGTCACGGACCTATCTCGGCGGCTCCCGCCTCGGACACCCGTGCGAGCGCGCCCTCCAGCTCGAGTTCGCGGGCGCGCCGAAGGATGAGGGCCAGGAGTTCTCCGGCCAGACGCTGCGGATCTTCGAGATCGGACACGCCCTCGAAGATCTCGCGGTCCGCTGGCTCCGGGCTTCCGGGTTCGATCTCTACACCCGCAAGGGCAACCGTCCGGACGGCGAGCAATTCGGCTTCTCGGTCGCTGGCGGCCGCATCCGCGGTCATGTCGACGGGATCATCGCCGCGGCTCCCCAGCAGCTGCGCATGGGCGTTCCCGCGCTCTGGGAATGCAAGACGATGAACGCGAGGAACTGGCGCGAGACCGTGGCCAAAGGTGTCGCCGTGGCCAAGCCCGTCTATGCGGCGCAGGTCGCCCTCTACCAAGCCTACATGGAAGCGCTGGTGCCGGGCATTTGCGAGAACCCGGCGCTGTTCACCGCCATCAATAAGGACACCGCCGAACTTCACCACGAACTCGTGCCGTTCGACGCAAGCCTCGCTCAACGGATGAGCGATCGCGGTGTGCGGATCCTGCAGGCAACCGACGCCGGGGAGCTGCTGCCGCGGATCGCCACCACTCGCGATTTCCACGAGTGCCGCATGTGCCCGTGGGCGGAACGCTGCTGGGGGCTGCCGGCATGAGCGAAAACAACATTGTCTCCCTCGACGCGTGGCGTGATTTCAACGACGCCGCGCCGCAGGCCGATCCGTTCGACATCGAGCCGGATCCCGAGCAGATCGCCGTCTTCCTCGATGTCGTCTTCGGCTATTGCGAGGGCTGGGCGCCGCTGCGCGGGTTCGTCGACAAGGGCCAAGGTATAGACGGACGCCCCCACAACGCGTGGATCGAGATCGATGACAGTCTGCTGGAGAAGGCGGTTGCTTTCGCCGGCTGGGCGGCGCGCGATGGCGCGGCCTTCTATGTGGTGCCGGGGACGGTCGCCGAGACCGGCAAGGCCAAGGCCGCCGACGTCCTGCAGATGCAGACGGTTCTGGTCGATCTCGATGCGGGCGACATCACGGCCAAGCTTGACCACCTTATCCGGCATCTCGGCGAACCGACGCTGATCGTCGAGAGTGGCGGCCGCACACCCGATGGTCTCGACAAGCTGCATGTCTGG